GAGACATGAGCGTGGAGTATTACCGCAATCAGCATGTGCAGTTGCTTGCGGACTGCGCAAAGCTGCGCGCCCGGCTTGCCGAGCGTGACCGGCAACTCACAGAATCGGTCGATCATGAAGTCGAGTATGAGCGGCGCATAGCGCAGTTGGTGGCGGCGCTGCGAACCTACGGCTCTCACGTTGAATGGTGCCCGCAAAACTTATTCGGGCGGGGATCTCAATTGCAAGCCCGCTGCACCTGCGGCTTCGATGCAGCCCTCGCATCGAAGGAGGATGGGCATGGCTAAGTATGGCGACGAACGCATACAAGAAATTATTGCGATGACAGATGCGCGCGGAGACTTCGGTCCATTGGAAGATGGCTATCAGTATTATTGGTCAAAGCATGGCGCGTTGTCTGCATGGGAACTGCGCGTGTTAGCTGACGAACTCGATAAGCGTAACGCGCTGTGGGATGCCGATGTGCAAGCTACCCTCGCACCGAAGGAGCCGACGTGAGCATCACCGGAACCGATCAAGCCGCGCGCATCATGGAGTTGACCGACGAGCTTGCCCGCCGTGACGCTCAGTTGAAGGAATCCGTCGATCATGAAGTCGAGTATGAGCGGCGGATTGTGCAGCTTGAGGGCGACTACGACGCCCTGGCCGCTCAACTTGCCGAGCGTGACATGCGCATTGCTGGCTGGAAACAGGAATACGATGCGCGGCTTGCTGATCTTGCTGAGTGTATGCAGCGCATCAAGCAGTTGGAGGCGGAAAATCTATGTTCGCGTGTGCGCTACGAAACATGCGAGTCAGTGAACGACGCAATGCAGGCCCGCATCGAGCAGTTGGAAGCGGCGCTGCGCAAGATCGCTGCCGGCGATCGGTTAGCGCCCATCATCGCCCGCGATGCCCTCGCAGGCTCAAGTGTGGACCGGAAAGGTGAGCCGACATGAGCGTCGTCCCCGATACGCCGTGGACGCAACTTGACAAGATAATCACCGATTTTGTTGACCGTCACGAGATGCCCGATTGCGAGGACGCGGACGGCAACAGCGGCGACTACCACCCGACTGAGTGGGAGCGCGTGATCGTCATGGACGCCATCCAAGGGCTGATCGGTGACGAGGAATTTACTGACACCTTCATCGCCGCCCACGAGTACACGAAGGCGACGCGGCGGGCTGCCGGTGAATGCGAGCGGTGCGGTCGGACGCTGCCAGATCACTGGGGCGGATGCTCAACTTTACGGTCTAACAACCTGAGCACCGGCCCCTCTCCGAGTGACAACGCTGAGCCTGCCGCCCTCGCACCGAAGGAGCCGACGTGAGTGATATCGTAATGCGCCTACGTCGTAAGACAATTGCGGGGATGCCGGTATTCCCGACGCCGATTGAAATGGAAGCCGCTGACCGCATCGAGCAGTTGGAAGCGGCGTTGCGACTGTATTGGGAAGCCAAGACGCCAGCAGCGATGGGAGCGGCCGATGCGGTCGCGGCGCGGTTGCTGACGCCTATCGTCGCACCGAAGGAGCCGCACGAATGAGAGAGCATTACTGGTGGGAGTGGGAGTGGGAGCGACCGCCGCCGCGTCCTCGTGGTCCAGAACAAGCCCAAGGGAGGGATGACCTGTGAACACCCTACGCAAAGGATTACCCGAAGTACCCTTACGCATGCGCGGCCTCGCCATAGAGGAGCGCGGATATCCGGTTCCGTGGTTCGTCGAGTGGATCGACGGCAAGCCCGACTTTCGGGTGATCGACAGCGATAAGTGGACGCAGGCGATTCGGTTCGGCAACTGTTGGCTCTGCGGGCAACCCACGGGCAAGTTCAAGACATTCGTGATCGGTCCGATGTGCGCGGTCAATCGCGTCACGTCCGAACCGCCCTGTCACTTGGACTGCGCGCAGTTCGCCGCGATGGCGTGCCCGTTCATGATCCTGCCGCGTGCCAAGCGCCGTGAAGCCAATCTGCCAGAACACGGCAAGGCCGCTGGCTTCCATCTGGACAGGAACCCCGGCGCCACCTGTCTGTGGACGACGACGACGTACAAACCGTTCAGGACCAATGAGGGCGTGGCGGGCGTGCTGATCGCGTTGGGTGATCCCGCCGCCGTCGAATGGTACAGCCAGGGGGCGCGCTGTTCGCGGGAGCCGGTGATCGAATCCATTGATAGCGGCTTGCATTTCCTGTGGGACATGGCGAAAGCCGAAGGTATCGAGGCACAGGTAAAACTTGAGAACTGCTACGCCCGGGCGATGGCGCTGTTTGTGACATTTGCGGACCGGAGAGATGAGCATGGGTGAGCATAAAATCGACCGCAACAAAATCACCCGGCAACTGGCCGAGGAACTCACGAAGCACGCCACCGACAAGGGCAAGCTCCTCGAAGTCGGCTGGATCGCGATGATGCTGCACGTCATTCCGAAGGATGCGCCGGATACCCAGGTGAGCGAGATGCGCAAGGCGTTTTTCATGGGTGCCGAGCATCTGTTCCAGAGCATCATGTCGATCCTTGATCCCGGCGCGGAGCCGACCGAGAAGGACTTGGAGCGCATGTCGCTGATCTACGCCGAGCTTGAGACATTCCGCAAGGAAGTGACCACTTTTCACAACGCGCCACCGCGCAATCAATAGGAGAAATTTCTATGAGCGACAAAGACATCGAAGCCGAAATCCAAGCCAAGGGCCGGACCGCGCCGCGCGTGACGCCCGCCGACATTGAGGCGGTGATTGACGAGGAATACACATTCACTGCGGCGTCGGCTCTGAAGGGCACTCCTGGCGAATCGTCGCAATCCTGCAAGCTGTTGACGATCTGCGTGCTGGTGCTGAAAAACGGTTTCACCGTGACCGGCGAGTCGGCCTGCGCCAGCCCCGAGAACTTCGATGCGGAACTCGGCGCGAAGATCGCGAGGGGTCACGCCAAGGACAAGATTTGGGCGCTCGAAGGCTACTTGCTCAAGTCGAAACTCGCTGCGTGACAGGCTCACATTCCATGTTCCAAAACCTGAGCATCGGCACAGCACCGAGTGACGCAACTGCGGACCGGGGAGGTGAGCATGAGTAGTGAAATTGCCGACATCGAGGCGAGGGATGCGGCCCTGAAAGATGCGCAGGAACGCGAGAGACTTTCCATGCAGGGCGAGCCGGGCATACCTGACGGGGAGTGGGTCTATGCCGCCAGCCAAGCGGAGAGGGATCGGCGCACGCTCCTACAGCGCATCCGCGAGCTTGAGGCGGCGCTGAAACGCATCGTCTTGAAGGACGGGCGCGAGAGCATCGCGGTAACGAAGATATGCGACATCGCCCGCAGGGCGTTGGCTGGCAATACGCTCGGGCTGGAACATCCGTTGGACCGGACAGGTAAGCCGAAATGAGCAGCCAATGCCCAACCTGCGGAAGCCTCGTTAGCTGTCTGTCGCAAGTCGGCAAGCCGCTGCTCGTGCCGCGTGGATTCACAGAGCAGGTGGCCCGCATCCGCGAGCTGGAGGCGGCGCTGCGCAAATACGGAATGCACAACGACGGGTGTGACTTGATGAATCCCTGTTCTTGTGGGTTTCGCGCCGCCCTCGCACCGAAGGAGCCGACAGCTTTGGACCGGGAAGTAGAACCTACAAAGGAGGATTTCTAATGGCATCTCTCACGATGATTATGGACGGCGACAACTGCTGGCCCGACCTCAAGGACAAGCACGATAAGGTGATTCACTTGAGCAATGACGCGCTGCCGATCCAGGTCGCGCTGCTGGATAAGGGCATGACGAGCGGCAGGCCGAGCGTGACGATCCGCATCGACCTCCCTGACGGGCGCGTGGTCCTAGCCGAGACATCCTTGCGGCTGTTCGTCGCGGCTGGCAGGGGCTTCGCTGCGCGCTATCCCGACCTGTTTGTAGGGGACTGACGTTGGGCCGGACAGTGAGCGAACCTGACTTCGTTGTAAACACGGTCTGCGGCGAGCACGTTCAAGCAGCCTATCTCGCCGACTGTTGCGCCTGGTGCCGCATCGAGCAACTGACCCATGCGCTCGCGCGCTACGGCTACCACGACCGCGCTTGCCCGATGACGAGTACGGGCGGGCAGGTCTGTAATTGCGGTTATGAGGAGGCGATACGTCCGTGAGCGACTGGTGCATGGCCCACCCCTGGATCACGTTCTGGCTCGGCGTGGCTATCGTGTTCGTTGTCGATGACCTGTGGGGACGTATGAATCATCGAGGGGAGGGATGAGACGTGAGCCGACAATTCGATATCACCTGGACCGACAGCGGCCGCGAGCCGAAGTGTGCGCCGGACCCTCAATATCCGGCTGGCATTGACATTGATTGCACCGAGGGCGCGAAGCGCACATGCCTTGTGAGCTTGCCCTATCCCGCCAAGCGCTGCGGCGTATATCTTCTGAAGTGTACTCGTTGCGGTTTGCTCATCGGCATCACCACCGCCGGGCGCGCCGATGATCCTCGCTCGGTACGCCTGCCGTGCCAGGAGCTTTTGCAGTGACCCCGGTTGCGTTGTGAGTTGGTCCGACGCAGAGATTCAGTACGACTACCGGGCCGGGCTCGATGCGGCGCTTGACAAGCTCGAATCCCTGACCGGGATGCGCCCGGGCGTGGGCTCGATCGCGGGCCAGACATTCAGGCAGTGGTGCGAGCAACTGGCCCGTGACGGCATGAAGATCGACGGCAAGCCGTTCACGTTGGAGGACCGGCCGGCGCTTGTGCCACTCTACGATGCGATCCCGGCGACGCAGGAGGAGGCGCACCACAAGACGCTGATCGTGATGAAGGCGACGCAGCTCGGGCTTACGGTGTGGGAGGTACTCGCCAATATCTATATGGCGTTGAAGTGGGCGCCCGTGAACATCGGCATGTTCATGCCGGACCAGGCGACGGCATCGTTCAAGAGCGAGCATCGCTTCATGCGAGTCGTCAGGAGTGTACCGGCGCTCTACAACCGACTGACGACGCGCGAGGACGGCGGCAAGGAGCGGCGGGTGGGCGAGGGCAACGTGCTCACGCGCACGATCGGCGAAAGTATCCTCATGTTTCTGTGGACCACGGGCAAGGTGACGACCGAATCGCGCCCGATGGATATCGTGTCGATCGACGAAGTGCAGGAGGTTACGCTTGACCAGATCGACAAGGCGAGCGCGCGTACCGGCGACTCGCATATCGACTTTCGGATGCTGCTCTCGACGGCGAACATGCCGGACTTGGACATAGACTTCTGGTACCACCTGGGCACGCAGGAGGAATGGCACACGCGCTGCCTTAAGTGCGATGCGTTGAGCGACTTGAGTGATCCGGCGGGGATTTTTCCGAAGAAGAGCATCGCGTTCAACACCGGGCAAATCGCGAACGCGCCGCAGGATGACTACTGTTGGGTCTGTCCGGTGTGTGAGGCGTACATCGCCGATCCGCAGGTCGGGCAGTATGTCGTTAAAAATGCGGGTGCGCGGATGCGCTCGTTCCTGATCCCGCGCGTGGTGTCCCCGCGCATGACGCCGCGCATGGCGGCGGAGGCGTGGTCGCGGGCGAAAACCGGGGATCAGAAAAAGACGTTCTACAACCGCGTGCTGGCGCGGCCGTATATTGATGCGGAGCAGTTGCCGGTCACGATGGAGCATTGTCTGGCGGCGGTGGAGGCGGGGCGCCTTGCCGGGGTGAAATGGAAAACATCGGCGAGACAGACGTGGTGCGGCATCGACCAGATGGGCGGGTTCAACGCGTGCATCGTCAAGGAGCGGTTGCCGGACGGACGCCAGGCGGTGATCCATGTGGAGGCGGTGTTCGATGAGGATCCGTTCGCGCGCTGCGGCGCGATCATGGAGCAGTACGGCGTGCAGACGTGTGTGGTGGAACAGCTACCGAACGTGAACGATGCGCGCCGCTTCGCGAACAGGTTCCCCGGGCGCGTGTACCTGGCGGGGTACTCGGACCTGCGCGATGACTTCATGCAGTGGGGTGATGACCTCTCCAAGTCCGACCGGCGCACCGAGGAGGATGAGCGCACGCGCCGCTCGGTGACGCTGAACCAGTACAAGTGCATGCAGTCGAGTCTGTACCGGATCAGGGACGGGCACTGTCTGTTCCCCGAGCCGGATGAGTTGATCGTGGACGTGATCGAGGACGGCGTGCCGCTGCGCATGCCGATCTTGCGCGACTGGGTGTTCGTGCATTTTACCAAGACGGCGCTCGTCGTGGAGCAGAAGGAGGATGAGCGCAAGCCGCGGGCTCGGGTCATGAAGATCGGCATCGACCCGCATTTCGCGTTCTCGAACATGCTGTGCGATGTGGCGTGGGCGAGGAACTACGGCATGGGTACGTTCGTGCTGCCGGTGGCCGGCGGGACCGACTGGCAGGAACGGCGCGAAGAGGCGGCGGCGCGCGACATGCCGGGGTTGCCGCCGGCCGTGGTGAGGTTATTCCACGGCGCACCGCCCGCGGGGGATGTGTGCGGGCGCTGTACGGCGTTCAACGCGATCACGCGTCAGTGCACCGAGCGCGGGTTCATGGTGTTACCGGCCGACCCGGCGTGCCCGGTGTACGTGCCGATCGAGACTAACTGAACGAGATAATGCGCGAAATCGTGGACTGGCTGACGTGGTACTCACGGGCCAGTTCGATCTGCTTGGCGTGGCGCGCGAAGTAGCGGCGACAGATATCGGCCCGCAGCGCGGGCGTCATGCGGCGCGGGCGCCGGTACTGGCGGTTAAGATCCCTGGCGCGCACGGTCTGTGCTGCTCACCGTGGCGCGGCGCCGATCGCTCGCTGTTCCTCAAAGTACCACGCACGAATCTCGTCAACCTCGTCATCCGTCAGATGGCTCTCGCCGCCGTGTCGCAACCGCTCGGCAACCGTCGTGAGCAACCGATGCGCGGTGGCATCGCGGGCGGGGATACTCTGAATGATGGTCGACAGGCGCTTGATTTCCGCCTCCGCGATAGTGAGCGCGTCGTGCGCATTATCGAGCAGAAACGAGCGACCGCTGAGAGACGGAGGGGGGCTCGCCGACATGCTCAGGATAGTGCGCGGGGCGCGCTCGCACATCCAAGCAGGGAAACCCTGCTACGCGCGTGCGGCACGATGGCGCACTTTTAGGGTTATGCCTAACGATAACCCGGACCCGTGGCCGCGCTACATGGTCAAGTTGTCATCGCTCAAGTGTGACATAGGGCGCGAGTTTGTCTGGTACTGCTGGTGCCAGGGCGCGCCGTGCGGCTACTGGCGTTCGGTCGGCGCGTACCGCACGCCGGAGGACGCGGTAGCCGCGGCGTGCGCTGACGCGGCAAAGCGTCGTGACGCTACGCTCGGTGTATGTCCGCCGCCGCCATCGCCGCCGCCATCGTAGCGTTCTTGGTCCTGTTGGGCGGGACGTTCTACGGCGGTTATCGCACGGGAACCGCGGCGGACGAGGCGGCGAAAGCGGTGCAGATGGCCGCGGTCGTCGATGTGATGGCGCAGCGTGAGGCGGCGGCGCAGACCGAAGCGCAGCGACTTCAAGGAATCGTCGATGACTATGACAAAATCAAGTCGGTACCTGCCGTGGCTACTGCCGGCCTGGGTCAGCGCGTGCTCGACGCTTCCGCCGCCGCCGCCTGTCATCGTGCCGTGCCCGGCGCCAAAGCCGTGGCCGGCGGAGCTGCTGGTGCCGCCGCGCAGCCCGCCAGCGATACAGGCGTTGACCGATTATCTGTCCTCACTCAAGCCGTCTACAATGCCTGCAGCGCCGACGCCGACCAAATGAGCGCCATGATCCGCTATGCGACGCCCGAACCATGATCGACCTGACGGGCGAGGGGATAGCGGCCATCATCGCCATCAGCATCACGGGCAGCAGCAGCCTGTATGCGACCTATCGCCAGATGCGGTCCGACCGAATCTCCGATAAACGCCAGGCGGCGGCCGACGCCCAAAAAGACGCGCTCGATGCCGCGCTCTTGCGGCAACAGAACGGTCTTGCGCTGGTTGCGCAGAAGCAGGACGCGACCCATGCGGCGCTCTCGGATGTGGTCAGGGTCGTGGCGGGCGTACAGGTGAATGTCTCGAAGGTGGAATTGGCAACCAACAGCATGAAGGACGCCCTGGTCAAAACGACGGCGCTTGCGAATTTGCTCACCGGGCGCAGCGAGGGCATTGCCGCCGAGAAGAAACGCACCGGCACCA